AAGGTCAGACATTGTCTGACCTTTTTTATTATTGGTTTAGATAAAATAATCTGTGTTTATATTTATCAGATATGGCAAACGGTAAAACATATGGTGTATTTTTCCCATTTAGGGATAGTCCTCGTGGTGACTACCTTAGATTAACTCAAACATCCGAAGAGGAAGTTAGGGCTGATTTGTTACATCTTATACTAACCAGAAAGGGTAGTAGGTATTATTTACCTGACTTTGGAACAAGAATATATGAATTTATTTTTGAGCCTATGGATGGTCCCACATTCGATTCAATTAAGGCCGATGTGAGACAAGCGGTGGATAAGTATATACCTAACCTACAAATAAACAACATAACTATTGAGCCATATTTGGAAAGTGAACCATTACCTGGTGAGATTAACTATGAGGAATTAGGTGGTCAAGTGTTTAAAATTCCCGGTAGAGGGACTGAAGAATACACCGCAAAATTAAGAATTGATTATACAATACAATCGGGAACATTTGAATCACGAGATTTCGTAATTATAAATATTTAATAATATATGGCAAATCGTAAAATATCATACACGGACAGAGACTTTCAGGCGTTAAGGCAAGAGTTAATCAATTACACTCAACAATATTATCCCGATTTAATTGGTAACTTCAACGACGCGTCAATCTATTCAGTATTTATGGATTTAAATGCTGCGATTGGTGACAACTTACATTATCATATGGACCGTAGTATTCAGGAAACGGTTTTACAATATGCACAACAAAAGTCTTCAATATATAACATAGCCAGAACTTACGGTCTTAAGATACCAGGAAATAGACCTTCGATTGCTTTAGTGGACCTATCTATTACAGTTCCAGCGTTAGGTGACCAAGAAGATGAAAGATACTTAGGTGTTATGAGAGCAGGTTCCCAATTTATAGGTGGAGGACAAGTTTTTGAAAACCCTAACGATATTGATTTTAGCTCACAATACAACAGTGAAGGATTCCCTAACAGAACCAAGATACCAAACTTTGATTCAAATAATAACATTATAAATTATACGATTACTAAAAGAGAGGTTGTAGTTAACGGGTTAACGAAGACATTTAAGAAAGTAATTAATAATGGTGATGTAAGACCATTCTATGAGTTTTTCTTACCTGAGAAGAATGTTATTAGTATAACATCAGTTATTCAAAAAGACGGGGTAAACTATCAATCACCACCAACTTATGGTGAGTTTATAAATTCTGTAGATAAATGGTATGAAGTTGATGCATTGGCAGAATCAAAAATATTTGTTGAAGACCCGACTAAACCATCTGACCAACCAGGTATTAAAGTTGGTAAGTATATTGAAACGGAAAACAGATTTGTTTCTGAGTATACACCTGAGGGTTATTGTAAATTAACTTTTGGGGGTGCTACGACATCGGCTGAAGACCAATTAGAACAATTTGCAAGGACAGGAGTTCCATTAAGAATTCAAGATTATCAAAACAACATAGCTTTAGGTTTAACGGTAAAACCTAATACAACGTTATTTGTTCAATATAGAATTGGTGGTGGTAAAGCTTCTAATGTTGGTGTTGATACGATTACTCAATTTGGGACAACTAAATTTGATATTAATGGACCATCCGATACGATTAATCAAAATGTAAGACAAAGTTTACGAACAACAAACGTAACTGCTGCTATTGGAGGTGGTGATTTACCAACAACTGAAGAAGTTAGAAATATGGTTGCGTTTAACTTCGCGGCACAGAAAAGAGCGGTTACAATTAATGACTACAATTCATTAGTGAGAACAATGCCAAGTAGATTTGGTGCACCTGCAAAGGCATCAATCACGGAAGAAGATAATAAGATTAAAATTGAAATTTTATCTTATGATACTCAGGGTAAGTTAACTGAAACAGTATCAAACACTTTGATGCAAAATATTGCTAATTATCTATCACATTATAGAATGATTAATGATTACATATCTGTTACAAATGCTAAAGTTGTTGATATTGAATTTGAATTTTCGGTGGTAATGGATTCGACTGAAAACCAAGGACAAGTTATTACCAATATAATTAATTCTGTTAATAGTTATTTTTCACCACAAACACAACAGTTGGGTAATAATGTAAATGTTTCCGACATTAGAAGAATCGTTCAAGACATACCTGGTGTTATTAGCTTAGCCGACTTAAAAGTATTTAATAAAGTGGGTGGCAGATACTCTAACTCACAAACATCCCAAAGATATTCAGATGCTGAAACTAAGGAAATACAGCTTATTGATGATACTATATTTGCACAACCAAATCAGGTTTATCAAATACGTTTTCCTGAGTTAGATATCAAAGTAAGGGCGAAGTCTCTTAAAAATGTAGATTTCTCGTAAATCATATCCATATACTTTTCTAAAAAACAAATTAAAATTATGATGAATAACTATTTATCTTAAAAACTAATTATGCCAAAATCTATCAGAATTAGAACTGAACCTGGTGTCGATAGAAACATCAACGTAAAAATAGACCAAGATTTCGATTCGTTAGAGATACTGTCTTTAAAATTAAGACAAGAAGATTTGTATACACAATTCTGTGCCGATTATGGTGTTGTAGTTGGTCGTGTAATTGCTAATGGTGGTGTGGGTGTCCCAAACGCACACATTTCAATTTTTATACCAATAGACCAAATTGACGAAAACGACCCCGTTATATCAACATTATATCCATATAAATCACCTGAAGGTAAAAATGAGGATGGTTATAGATACAATCTATTACCATATCAAAATGAATATTATGGTCACACAGCTACAGGAACTTTTCCTACTGCCGAAGATGTATTAACTCGAAAGGAAGTTTTACATGTTTATGAAAAATACTACAAATATTCTGTAAGAACAAATGAAGCTGGTGATTTTATGATTGTCGGTGTTCCGTTAGGTTCTCAAAAATTAGTAATGGATTTAGATTTATCTAACATGGGAGAATTCTCATTAAGACCATCAGACCTTATTAGAATGGGACAGGGTGTCCCATCTCAGTTTAATGGTCAGTTATTCAAGAACTCGGAAAATATTGATTCACTACCTCAAATTTTACATGAGGTTAAAGATATTGACGTTTCTTCATTTTGGGGTGCTGATGACACTTGTGACGTTGGCATTACACGTGCGGATTTTGATTTGAGAGAACTAGGTATTGAAATTACTCCACACGCGACATTTATGGGTTCCATATTCTCATCAAATGAGGATGATTATATTAAGGCTAGTTGTAGACCTAAAAAAGATACAGGTAATCTTTGTGATACTGTTACAGGGCCTGGTACTATATTGGCTCTTAGACAAACAATAGAAGAAGATAGTAATGGGGACCCAATCATTGAAGAATATTTTTTAGAAGATGGTGGGGAAGTTATAGATGACAACGGAACTTGGTTAGTTGATTTACCTATGAACTTATCATTTGTAACTACTAATGAGTTTGGTGAGAGAGTAATATCTAATGACCCAAAAGTCGGTATTCCAACTCAGAGTAAATATAGATTCAAAGTTAAGTGGCAGAATGAAGGGGCTTTACAAGCACCAATAATGAGAGGTAATTATTTATTACCCAATATTCGAGAACATTGGGATAAAAATCCTTCTAGTAATAGTAGTGTCCCAATTACTGACGATGCATTTAATAAGTCATATGCCTTTTCTTTAGATTGGTCTGATTATGCGGATAAAGACGCTGCTATTAAATGTGAAGATACTTTTTATTTGTTTAATTATAATAAAGTTTATACACCTGCATCTCATATTGATAGATTTAAGTGGGGTTATAATAGAGCTTCTCATTATGGTATTAAAGAGATAACCGATAGGGCTTGTATGAGTGAAAATAATCGTTTTCCTACGAACGATGCTCAAAGAAACTTCGATTTTTTATACTTTGTATTTACAATATTACTTAACATAGTAACACCAATTATTCTTGTAATTATACCATTAATGCATGTCTTAGCATTAATATATCCAGTTCTTAGAGCTTTAATAAATGCCTTTATTTGGTTATATAATAAAATAGTTTATAATGTTTGTCGTGTGGTTGCCTGGCTTTCTACAAAACAAAAGAAAGAAGACTGTGAGACAACCCCCCTTACTCCACTACCTAAAGAAAATCCATTTAAGGAGTTGACGCTACCGATGATTGTTTATCCTGATTGTGAGGCTTGTCAGTGTGATGTATCATCATTAGACGAACCAACATCGAATGATACTCTTAATTCTGTAAAGGATGACCCATCACAAAGAGGTAATACTTCATCATTATCTGATGTCTCAAATATAGGTTCATATGATATTGATTTTGTTGATACTTGTACGCCTGACCAATCAGGTGTGGATGTTGTTAAAGAAATGTCAGGTATGTTATATTCAGGTTTTGACGGTCTTCAACCAACAGACATTTGGTCTAATTGGAAATATGGTGGAAGTAATACTAATATTTCAGGTAAGTTTTATAAAACACCGTTTAATGTTAATGGTAGAAATCCAATTCCATTGACGGGTCAACAACCTTTTAACTTAATAGCCCCTTACGATGTATCATTGCCTCAATCATTAAACCTAATGAATCAAAGAGGTAGGTATTTCGATAACTACAAACCTAATAGAATTAAAACTCAAATAGTTAATGACGAGCATGGTCCAACAACACAAAATTCAACAACCAATGAATTTGAGGACATGCCTCTCATATTATTGTTAGATAGTGGTTCATCATTCGATGACGGTCAAATTCTAACATTTACTAATTTAGATGAACTTAACGACCCTAATGTGACAGGTTTTACGGGTGCTGCAACTGGTGCAACAAATCAATACGGTAATCAGGGTATTACTGGAACATTTACTAATAATTCAAGTAATTATGTTACTAAACAAATTAGTTATATAGACCCTAATGGTAATGAACAAACAGTTAACTTAGATTTAGTTAGTTTAGCTTCGGGATATTCTTATAACTTTAAATCGGGTGTTGAGTATTTCCAAGTAATAACCACTAAAACACTTGCCGAGGCTAATACACTTTTAACTAATCACGGTAATTCTAGTTCGTCAATATTACATAAACATATAAATATGGTTACCAGAAGAGGGTGTGGTAATGGTGTGCTTTTATCACCACCACAAAAACCAATAGAGTTGTATGATGATAGTGATGATTTGGTATTGGCATTTTTGGTTAGAGGTGTCGACCCATATTCACCAAAACAAAAGATTAGATACGATTTAAGTGAACTATTCGGGGCAAGTTATGGTATTAACCCTAACCTTCAATTTGAAGGTGAATACTCTTTAAATATACCTATACAAAAAGTTCATAACTCTTTTAGGAATGGAAGTGATTCAACTCCTGAATATCATTATGAATTCAATAGTCCAACATTTGATACAAGGAATAATAATGCTACGCATAGTAAATTATTCCACACATCTTTCTTATATACACCAGATAGTAGTCAATTCACATCGTTCACTTCTAAAGCACCTGCATTATACTCATCAGTAGGATATAACATTGCTTCATCATTAAGACCACAAAGTGATGGTCAAACAGTTGCTAATGGATTACAAATAGGTCCAGGAATACCTCAAGGTAGAGTAGACGGTGCTAGTTATCAGTATTCACTAGTACCGCCTAATGGTAATGTGTCACCGACCAGTAATATGTTAACAGTTTCACCATCGTATCGTCTTATGACAGGAACTCCTAACACTAATATGGTTGATTCATCAAAAATAGTCTTTAGGTCAGACAGATTACCTGTATCAACAGGTAGAGATTTACCCATAGATTTAATTTATGCTAATTTGCAAGATTTTGCGTTACACTTAAACAATAATTTTGAAATTTACAAAGTTAGTGATGATGGTTCAGTAAGTGGTACTTATCCTACTGTTGGTGTTGGTGCAACTGATGGTTCAGGAAACAGTCAAGATTTAGAAACTCCATCAGGACTTGCTTCAAATGGTGTATTAGACTCCTTTACTTGTGCTAAAATGGTTGTCTTTGATTGTTATTCTGGTTCGGGTGAAAATTTTGGAGTTCAAAAACCTTGTAATGGTAGTAGTTTACTCGGTTCTTTATTTGGTGGAAGTCCTGAAGATAGGGTCGTAAATGGGTGTTATGTTTTTGTTAAAGACCCATTACTTGTTTCTATACCTTCGGATTGGAAATTTTTCTTTGAGTGGAGAACTAGAATAAGATTTATGTTTGGTGTTTGTAGAGGAATAATAGGTCACCTGTTCCAAAATAATTGGGTAAACGGAACTTTGTATATGCCATCGTTCCAAAAAAGAACATTCTTTGATGGTAATAACCAAGTAAGGAGATATAAGTTTTGTGGTGACCCAAATCAAAGTGCGTTTGGTATGTTCTTTTCAAATAGAGAATATAGAGGACCTTTGTATTTTAATACGGATTCAAACTCATTCTTTTATAGGTCCGCACCTTATTGGAACGGTCAATTTAAACCACAATCAACCGACAATGGTGTATTCACTAGTTTTGTTGGTAATAACGCTGGTCAAATGTGGCAACCAACAACAATTATGGATTTAGGTCCTAAAACAGAATTTTTAAAAGAGATTATGCTTACACCTGAATTTGAGAGCTTTTTAGTGGATACTATAAAAAGCACATCGTATCAGGATATCAGTGGAATATTAAATTTATTTATTATCAGTAGATTAATTGATAGTAATTTAATCCAACAAATATTAGGTCTTGGAGATGCTTCTATACAAAAATTATTTTCACGCCAATACGATAATAGTGTAAGTTTAGGTAATAGATTTTTTGATTCGAGAGTTGACGGTGATTATGCTCAATTAATAAGTATTAATTCGGAATATGGTGTCATACCGTATATTGATGGTAATTATGCTGATTCAATAACCGTTGGTGAAATAATAGGTATATGGTTTGATAGTGAGGAAGAGTTAAGAAGAGAAATGGGCCCAGGTCAGATTACTATTGGTAGTGTGGTTAGTGAATTCAATTATGTTAGTTCACAAGAGGTTCCTTTCTACGGTTGGAAAACAAATGGAACAACAAACTTATTTGGTGATGAGGAAAATAAATGGATAACGGACAAATTTATTACTGCTAAATATCAGGATGAAACTTTTGATGGTTTATTAACCGATTATCCATATAGTGTTTCAACTAATAAAGGATATGGTTATTTATATAATGAGTCTACTACAGACCCTGAATTTGACGCTAAAGCGAATACTAATTCGGCTCATTCTGATTATTATAGAGTAGGTTCACCTTTCTATTTTTATTTTGGATTAAAACGAGGAAAAAGTGCATTAAATAGGTTTATAAAGAAATTTGTAATAATACAAGATTAATATGTCAAATCAAAAAAATAATGATACGATACGAATTGTTAGAGGTTCTGACAGGTATGCAGGTGCGCCTGATACTGATTTATTTATTCAAGTTCCTTTAAACTCTACTAAAAAACAAAAAATAGAAGGAGACCGAAATGTCCTTTTAAATTTAGAAGAGAGATTTAATCACGAAAGACAAATATCGACAAAGTTTAGGTTATCGGGTAAAATCGTAAATATATTCAACAATTCAGTGTCGGGCAAGTGTTCTAATTATGACCCATTTAAAAATAGTTTATATTATTTGGATGTTGAAAATTCAGTAACAACAAATGTGTGGAAAGGATATCCACAATACGATGAATTTTCATTCTTCAGAACAAAATCAATATCAGGTCATGTTGAATTTAAACCAAAAAGTGCTTCAACATATAACTGGTCTTTATACGTCACATATCCTAACGATAATGATTATAATCAAAATATGTCATATACTGATGATGTATTTGAGAATACCAATAATTTTGTGGTTTCAGACGGTATACCTTATGTGATAAAAAATAGGGTAGTCAATGGTAAAAGAATGATAACGTTTTATTGTGGTTACAAACACAATATTAATGTTGGTGAATACATTTATATACCTACAGCGGTAAACGGTAGAAATTTATTTGAGGTATATAGTTTAGGGGACCAAGCATATGGTAATGATTATAAAGTTTTAAATGTTTATGATTATGGGTTTACTGGTGCGACATTTAATAATGGTTCAATAGGTAATTTAAAAAGAGTTATTAATCCTAATAATTCAGGTGAAACCACTTCTGAATATTATGTCAGAAAACATAAGACATTAACTACGGTTGATAATGTCGACTTAACTAGAATGGGTTTTGAGAGAAGTAATTTTCCAATTAAAAGACAATTAGAATATTCGGCCGCAACACCTAATCAAATCCAAAGAATTTCAGTAAAAGATGGACGAGATGATTATGGTTTTTCAATAGATAAAGATGTTGATATTATAGGTTTAACAAATAATTTAGGTCGACCAATAACTGAACTTTTTATAACTATAATTAATAAAGGATATATGGGTTGGTTTAACAATCCTTTTAATCCAAATAATTTTACAAATAATCAATCAGGAATTGAAATAGGTTGGGATTTTAATTTTAGAAAAAATGATGTTGATGATTGGTGGAAAAAAAGTAATCAAGATAATAAGGATGACATCCCATATGACACATATCAATTAAACGGTAAAACATTTTACTATAATGATGATTTAATGATAGGACATCAACTAAAGGGTGATATTTGTGAGTGGAATAAATATGACCAAAAAGAAACGGTTTTATCTAAAATGTCACACAAATTTTCGTTTAATAATAACTATTTTGATGATAATGGTAGTCAAAACCTACCTTTCGGTTATTCATATCAACCACATTACAGTGTTCCGTTAAAAGTTTATTCCGATTATATTGAAACA